CTGCGGATAAAGTAAATGATCGTTTTCCCCTCTGCGACTTTATCCCCATAAGTACGTACGCAATGGCCGAGTACTGATGACTCAACATTCAGATCTTCCTGGGATTCGGCGATTTTCAGTATAAAGCCATTCCTTTTGATGTCCAATCTCTGCAATTCTGCCACTTTCCTTATAGCAGCGTTCTCCAGCTCTGTCCGCTGGATCTCGACCTGCTCCGACAGCTGTCTATGGATCATGGTAAAATTCTCTGGAAGCAGGATGGATTTTTTTCGTGTGTCCATTCCCAGAAGCCTGCAGTCGTTGATGTAGTCCAGCCAGTCCCGTTTATCTACATCTTGCTCTCCGGCCCATTCAGCCCATTTCATGACAGATATATACTTTCCGATGCGCCTTGCTTCATCACCTTTGAATGCATCAGCAGCTCTAGTTATTGTTCCCCACGAAAATCTTTTCTCTTTCTCTGTCAGGTTCTGAAAAAAACTAAGGTCCTGAAAATTCACATAGCGACCTCTTATCTTCTTTCTATGCCGGCGAGGTAGCCTCAGTATCTTCTCTAGGCTGCGTCCCCTCCAGTTTATACAGCCTGATCCGATGCTCCCGATTACTTTTTCTACTACGAAGCATTCAAACCCCGCTTTTGCCAGGAGTTCGATGCTCTGATATTTAAGATGCAGGTTGATATATGAAATGAGATCATATGCATCGAATTCATGTCTTTGAAACATATCCGGTTGCCATCCGTATTTCAAACAACTATTCAGGAACGTGCGTTTCAGATTGTCCTTGTACACTTCCGTTCGTTCAAATTTCGGCCGGCTGTACCAGTTCATCCCCGATGGCGGATGCGGCAGCTTTACGGTTTTTATCTGCTCCCAATGGTCCGTCCCCCAGCACCATGACGGTGTATGCTTATAGTAGCTCTGCTCATTTTTATTGAACACATACACGGCCGACATCCAGCCACGAAGCTCTGGTTTTCCGACATTCTCAAAAGTAGCCGTTATTTCCGTCAGGGAGCCATATACGGTATTTCCTCTATGGGTCAATACCAGCACCCTGAAGTGCTCTGCGAGCTTTTTCCGGCCGATGCCTTCCGCTTTATATGTCGCCTTACTTTTGCACTTCGGGCAAATTCCAGTATCATTGTTTTTCATCGGAAACCGGTCGGCCCGGAAGCGGTGTCCGCACCGGGTGCACACCGCTTCATTTTTCTTTTTGTTATATATGATATAGGTTTTCTCGATCACATCTTTTATAATCCAGTTCCTAACTCCTGCTGGAGCTGGCGGCAGGTTAAAATATTTTTCATCCATTTCCTTATGCTCACCTCCTACAGCAGATCCAGGACATTCAGCGTTTCATGCTTTTCTGCCCTATTGATTTCGTAATATTCTTCGGCCATCCTATAGGCATCTTCATCTGATACCGCTCCGACGCCTCCAACAGCGTTCTTCTTTGCCACCTCCCGGATGGAATCACAGGCGCCTTTCAACGATTTTCCTTCCTGCAGGATCTTCGCCGCTACCGTGTCACTGGTGCAGATCCCGGTCAGATGCTCCTCGATCGCCTGGGCAAAGGGATCATTCATCTTCATCATTTCCTTTGTCAGCTTCTCGATTGCCTTGTTTATCATCTTCTTCACTCCAATCTATTCGCTGCCCGCAGTTCGGGCAATAATCATATTCGTCATAATCCACCTCATAGGCTTCACCGCAGTTTGGACACCTCCAGGTATCATAGATAAGCTCGCCTTCTGGATCATATCCATCACCTTCATAATAGGGGCGTTTGGCAATTTGCTTTTCCAATGCTTCAATGGCCTGCTTTTCTGCTTTTTTTAGTGCATGGGCACAAGCCTCTTTCCCGTGGAATCCATTCTTATACTCAATCTCCGCAAGTCTTTTGATTACCGTCCGGTGATCAATTAGTCCGATTGCTTCCTTGCTGCTGATCATGTCATATCACCACCTTTCATTTCCTCAAAACACTCACTGAAAATTTCGCTGCCAATTTCAATCCAGGAAAGCCCATCTGTTGAATCCAGATGAATTGCTTCGCCAAAATGTGTTGGTCTAGGTTCATCCGACTCATAGATTTCCCCGGCTTTTATTTCAGTTTCACTTTCGTAGAAATCAACCCCTGCGGCCCAAAACGGTTTGATACATTTATATTTTTTCATTCGTTTCCCTCCGCGATCATTGTTCAACTATGAAGTCATAATTAACGCAATTGAAGTCATCTTCTCGCTCTGGGATCGGCATACATACACCAGCTGCATCTTTTACGTATAGCATCCCCTTGATTTCTATAACCGTCATGGGATAATAACCGCCGATTCTTCGATGCAAGTCAATCTCTTTGCCAATCAATTCTTTTGCATTGCCTTGATATAATCTCATTCCGCACCGCCTTTCACGATAATATAATCACCCCAGTTGGTTACATTCTCCTGAGTGGTCCATATCACGACCACTCCGCCTTTCCAGATCTCTATCCGGTTCTCCCCAATGCTCCTGACTTCGGCAGACGGCTTTCTCTCAGTTGATGCAATTCCCAGGCCAATTCCAACCCATAAGGACGACACTACCAAAACCACCATCAAAACAGCTCTGATTCCTCTATACATCAGTTTCCGCTCCTTTTTCAGCCGGCGTTCCCAAAATCAGTTCTCCGATCTGGTAATACTCCTGCTCCCCATCAATCTGCACCAGACCCCATTTATCTTCCATAGCCGTCTTGATGCCTTGCACAACGCCGAACTTCCCATAGTTCCGGTCTCCCGTTTTTATAATTTTTACTGAATCTCCTTTATAAAACATCATCTTCCACCTTCCTTCAATTTTCGTAATTTCGCCCGAAGTCGAACGATTTCATATACAATATCGTCTCCTCGTTTCGGATAATTCGCCCGATAGCATTCTCTCGCATACTGTTCTTTCCTACGGATCCGCTCCTCCAACAACTCTGCAGCTGTCTTAGTTTGCCTTCGGATAACCTGTCTATGTGAGGTGTTCGGGTTCTCCCGTAACGCCTTCAGCTCATTCCTTTTTCGATTCTCTTCTATTCTTTTCTGCAAAGCCTGGTATTCCGGATCATCTAAAATACAACTTTCATGCTTGCACTCCAGATCGGTCTCCCTGCCAAAACACAGGCAATCTCTGTCAGGACAATATAAAAAGGAACCGTACTGCCTGGATCTTGCTTTTCTGATTTCTTCGTCCATTATGCGATTCCCCTTTCTTTTGCGAATTTCGGCTTGTATCATTGCCCTGTTATAAATAATTTCTGCCTATCAAGGCCATCCAGCATTCCCTTGCCATTTCCGGTCGAATCCCGGACTCGATCAACTTCTGCTCATATTGCATTTGGAAAAACATTTTCCATTTCAGATTTTCTGTTTTGGCCCATTCATCACAATTTGCATGAAGCCGCGCATGTAGCTCCGAGCAAAGATCAACTTGAAATCCCATCTCAATACTTTTCTGTCTGTCTGGGCCACCCCAAATTTCATGTCGTTCTGCTCCCGATCTTCCGGTATACCAGCAGATCCGCTCATGCTTGTCTTTGTACCCGTTATGAAGTAACTTTTTCTTCTTACTCTTTGGCTTGGGAAAAGCACAGTTTTCATAATAGCTGTCCAGCACCTTACTGGACTTCTCCTCCTTGCTCATACTTATAACTCCTTGTCGCTTTTATTTTCTCTCCGCCGCGGATGACGATCTGCGTTCCGTATGTTTTCATGGTTATCTGCCGGATCTTGCCGTCCACAACAGCCTCTCCGATCTGATTCAGTATATCTCGCAGTTCCTCAGGAAGCGGAATGAAGTTCAATTCTTCACAGTCCGGCCCAGTCAGCTGATCCAGCTGAGTACGAAGCTCCTGCTTCTTTCTTTCAATCTCTTCCGCCTGCTTGGCTCCACCGCAGAAACATTCCTTTGCAACAATGTGGTTCGCCTCTTCCTGACTCTCGGCCATGATACCCATCTCTTTTCCGCAATACTCACACCGTCCCATGTAATTGTCCATGTAACCAGCCTCCTTCCTGTAATTCTTCTTCCCGGATCTTACCGATAGCTCCAGATCCGTAAATTTCCCGCATGATTTCCAGTGCATTACACCCGTTGCTGTTGCAGGCCACA